TCAGCATTTATGCACGGATCAAGTACATATAGTGGATTCGGTACAGACAATGAGAGACAAGTATTACCTAGATAATAATGTCTAAGACATTAGGATGGGGCTTCGGCCCCTCCTAGTAGTTAATTTATTAACAACACAACATGAAATTTGAAATTACACAATACACAGACGGTGATAGAAAGATTGTTGAAACAAGTATAGTGGAGACAGAAGAAACAATGGAGCAACTTCTACGACACTTACATATAATCAGCGTAGTGCCAGTGAAAGAAACAAAAGAAGTTAAAAAGGAAGTTAAAAAAGGAAAGAAGTAGAGTATGTTAACAACACACGAAAAGATAAGGACTGAATCAGGTTTTCAGCATTTCTTTACAAGAGTGCCGTTTGCTAATAGTCCAGATGGAGGGTCTACGACTTTCTTTCTAACAACTGATGATAGAGTTAAGCTAGTCCCTAATTTTGGGACTGGTGTTACTGTTGCAGGGGTTAGTGATATTGAAGTGTGGTCAGGATCTTCAGGTACATTTGGAGCTTCTAGAATGAACGTATCCTCAATAGACGTAGATACAGGAGCTGTTACATTAGATGCAGCACCAGACGCAGGTATTTCATTAACAGCGGAGTATGCAAGTTCTCCCATTGATTCTAGACAAATAGAGGATATGAGACTACAAGCAGAGTCTATAGTTAATCAAAGACTAGCAGTGTGTTATGAGTTACCTATTACACCAACACCATCAGTACTAACAAGTCTGACTAATAGATTAGCTTCAGCATTACTCTTAATAAGGAATTACGGAGTAGTAGCAAGTGAATCCTCAGTTGATGGGTACGCTTTATACGAACAATTACTAGGAAAGAACGAAAAGGAATATACAGATGCAGGCGGTGCAGGAATATACCAAAGAGGAGAGATTGGAATGATATGTACAAGAGACTACGTTTTGATTGATGATAACGGAAATATTATACCTAGAAAAGATATAGGTAATATAAAGGACGGAGTATTGTTTGCTGATGGGGGAAGAATCCCAGGTAGGCTATACGATATTACAGAAGAGAACGTAAGGTTTAAAGAAAGCCAATTAGACGCAGATAGGAGACAGGCAGGGAGTGCTGATAAGTCAGTACCACCAGTACAAGGTTAAGCTCATTTAAAAATATTATATGGCAGAGTTAATTTTCAACAAAAGAGACTTGAAAAGACTTTCTACAAAATTAAAGAAGCTGACATCGGAAATGCAAGACTTTAGAATACCTTTAAAGAAGTCTGCAAAGATTATAGAGAATGAATCAAAGAGAAATTTTGATAGACAAGGATTTCTATATAATGTCTCATGGAAGCCTTTGAGTGCTGGTACAAGGAAGCAGAGAGCCTCACAGGGCTATCCAGCTAATAGACCGATACTGGTGAGAAGTGGTAAATTAAGGGATTCTGTTAAGACTAAGTCTGTATCACGAGATACAGCAACTGTGGTTAATCCTACGAGTTATGCACCGTACCATCAGTTTGGTACAGGTAAAATACCTAAGAGGACTATATTAAGTTCTTCTAGTAAGTCGAGGGCGGCCATAGGAATAGTATTTGGTAATTATGTAGGTAAAATAATTAAGAAAGTGTTTTAATGGATAGAATAATAAGAGCATTGCTCAAAGATTTAGAAAACGTGTTAGGCCCTAAGGGTAGTGGGAAGGTAATTCATTACTACTATGGGAAACCCGATGAAATGCCACAGAACGTGTCAACTAACGGGGCTATATTTATACAGCCAGTTGTTACAGATAGTACACCAGTAGCTACAGGTTTAAGAGATAGAATAGAAGATAACCTAGAAATAATTCTTGTTAAGAGTGCTAGGGTACAGCGATATCAGAAGGCTGATGAGGCTGACGGAATAGCATTTTTAACCAGGGTTATGTCAGGAACAGATAGTAAGGGGCAAAGACTTACCGATACAGTGTTGTATACGGTGCGTACAAACTTCCAGGACTACGGTGAGAGGCAACCCAATTTGAGTATAGCTTGGAATGACGACAGGTTTAACCAGTCAGACATAGTGACTGCAACAATGACAGTCACACAAGAGAATATTCAGAATCAGGGAGTTAGTTAAATTATTTAAAAGAAGTCGATGGCAAATTTATTGGCATACAAAGATCTCGGTATTGAAACTGAGAGTTCATTCGGTGCGTCTACGGCTGGAACAGCAACAAGGTTGCATGTGGCGTCTGTTGGGATAGAGCTTAACCCTAACAAGGAGCTGGTTGAGGACACCAGTGGTACGCCAAAAGGCCGTGACAGAATAGTAGCACGTAGAAACGATATAGAGGGAGACATAACAGGTTTTGGTACTCCAAGAAGTTTACACCATATGTTTGAGTTAGCATTAGGTGAAGCAGGTAGTTCAGTCGCATTAGGTACAGCAGCAATCATTACTTACAATCAAAATACAAGTGGTAGTATGATTTCTAAAACAATTAATGTAGACAGAAACAACAGTCAAGAGAAGTTTTCAGGAGTTAGAGGAAAGTCTTTAGAGCTAACAGCATCTGATGACCTTCTAGAGTTCACAACATCTGTACTTGCACAAGCAAGAGCAAATGGAGTTGCATTACCAGACAACGTAGTAGGAGAAACAGTTCTTCCATTTACGTTCTCAGATATAACGGCAACAATACACCAAGGGGCAACCTACGGGGCAGAAGGAGTTGAATTAAAACTTAATGAATGGAATCTAACATACGACAACGGATTAGAAGGCACACACCAATCAGGATCAAAGGCAATTTCAAGATCAGATCTAAGTATACCTACAGTAGAGGGTAGTATGACTATCTTCCACGAGGGAGCAAGTTGGGTAGACGCAACATACGGTTGCAGTGAGTTCTATGTAAGGTTTGAAGCAACATTACCATCATGTGCAGGATTGATTGACGGTGTTACACCTTATCTACTTAGAATAGACACACCAAGGGTACAATTGACAACAAACACTAGAAACTATGAACAAGCAGCCTTACAGGTTGAAGAGATCAAGTTTATGGGAATGTTCGATAACAGTGCAGCAGGTACAAGTGCATTGATCGTACCAAGTTTAACAGTCGGTACTGAATTTTAGTACATAAGTATGCTCACTTGATTGGTCATTCGCAGGTGGGCATACTATAATAAACTGAATGACTGAATGACTAATTTTTTATAATTAAAAGAATGGATAAATCTAAGATACCAACAGTTAAATTCGAGGTTGGAACAACAGAAAAGTTTGAAGTAGAAGCTTATAAATGGCTTACACAAGAAGAGGATGATCGCTATAATGATATTCTCATGGGCAATAAGGAGTTTGAGTTTGATGTCGAAGCTAATAAGGACAATGAAAAGAGTAGTACGCCAAAGACAACAATGTCTATTTCTATGTCTAAACTAGCAGACTCTAGGAAGTTCTTAATAGAAACCATGTGTGTGAATCTTAAATGGGAAGACTTCAATGTCTTACAACAACCAGTGAGGGAAGAAATACAACAGAAACTCGAAGCAGTAAGGACACCAGGAAAAAAATAATACCCCTTAGGGAGTTTATTAAATTCTGGGAAAGAGGGGAGAAGACTAAAAACAAGGAACTTACTGAATTTATTAATATGGTAAGGATTCTGGAGATGTTTAAGGGTTGGGATTACTATACATACAAGGCTCAACCAGTACACTTTTTAAATAATCTCTTTGGGTATTTAGATTCTGAAAGTCAATACCGAAAGAAGAAAGAACAATAATATGCCACAAGAAACGGTGCAAGTACAAATAAAATTAACAGGAGTAGACCAGGTCAATAGAGACATGGGTAAGCTACAGTCAGGATTAGGTGGGAAGTTTTCTAAAATAGCTGGGAAAGTTGCAACAGTCGCTAAGGTGGCTGCTGGTGCTATTCTGGCGGTAGGTGCTGCCTCTGTAGCAGTTGGTACAATGGCGGTTAAAAGTGCAGCACAGCTCGAACAGCAACGTATTGGATTCATCACACTACTTGGAAGTGCAGAAGCCGCTGATAAAGCATTAGAAAGAATCAAAAAAGACGCAAAAGCAACACCATTTGAATTACCAGGACTCATAGCAGGAAATAAGAGACTTATATCTACAGGCATAGAAGCAGAACGTGCTGCTGATATAATTCTTTCATTAGGAGATGCTATCTCTGCAACAGGAGGTTCACAACCAGAATTTGATAGAATGATAACTAACCTACAGCAGATTAAAAACGTTGGTAGAGCATCTGCAATCGATATCAAACAGTTTGGGTTTGCAGGTATAAACATCGTCGGTTTACTAGCGGATTCTATGGAAAAGACTACGGCTGAAGTACAGGCATTAGTGACAGCAGGTAAAATAGGTTTTCCAGAGGTAGAACAGGCACTTAAGAATGCCTCTAGTGAAGGCGGAGACTTCTTTAATGCAATGCAAGATCAGAGTCAAACGCTTAATGGAATACTTTCTAATGTTAAAGACACTATAAATATACTCTTGGCAGACTTTGCTACAGAGAGTGGTTTGTTAGATGCCGTGAAAGTGGTAGCACAAGGACTGCTTTCATTCTTAGAAAAGGCAGCAAGTGGGGCTACAGGTGCAGTAGAAAATATGAAGATAAAGTTTAACGAGTTTATGAACTCAGAGTTTATGAAAAATGCAAGGCTGTTTTTTAGTGCAATATTTGATGGAATGAAATCAGCAGTCGAGGGCTTTATGCTTGTGTGGAATCCTATTTGGGATACAATGATTGAAATATGGCAAAACGTTCTTAGACCAATGTTTATAGAGATTAAGAGGTTGATAATAGAAATGTTTGGTGAAAGTGTAGCTGAGGGAGAAGAGTTTAAAAGGATGATGGAAATCATAGGTGCTTCTATTGCAATTGTAGTTGGGGGTATTGTATTGGCAATCGCTGGACTTATATTGATATTCGGAACGTTGGTTAAATCATCACTCGAGAGGACAGCGAAGGTTAAGGCGACATTCGAAAACTTAAAAGAAGGCATCAGGAAAGTTGTATTTGCAGTTGGGTGGTATTTTAAGGTATTG